GTGGTTTAGCATACTCTAATTAAGAAGTTTTTTTTCATATGTTATTTTCATTTTACATAAGATGTAAATAACAAGTATAAAATAAAATATATTTAAAATATAAGTTATACTATATCACAAAAATGACTGGAAGTTTAATGCAATTAGTCGCTTATGGCGCTCAAGATACATATTTAACAGGAAATCCACAAATAACATTCTTTAAAGTTGTATATAAAAGACATACAAACTTCGCTATGGAATCTATATCTCAAACAATGAATGGAACAATAGGTTTAGGAAATACATTCAGTTGTATATTAGGACGTAACGGTGATTTAGTCCATCGTGTATATTTAGAAATGACATTTAATCAAGATATTTCAAATGCTTGGCGTGTAGGACATCAAGTTATAGATAATGTTGAAGTTGAAATTGGAGGACAAATTGTAGATAGGCATTACGGTGAATGGATGGATATCTGGACCCAATTAACACATACTGAAGCTAATTGGCAAAAATTGAATAGAATGATTAATGGTTCATTAAAAGATAGTAATAATTCTAATTATACTAAAGTATATGTACCATTACATTTTTGGTTCTGTCGTAATCCAGGTTTAGCATTACCATTAATTGCTTTACAATATCACGAAGTTAAGATTAATGTTCAATTTACTAATCTAACAGTTTCTGCTTTAGATACTCAATCATTAGCAGATTGTACAGTATGGGCTGATTATATATTCTTAGATACAGATGAACGTCGTCGTTTTGCACAAGTATCACACGAATACTTAATTGAACAAGTTCAATACTCAAATGCATTAACAGTTAATAGTGGTGAAGTTCCTCAAACAACTCAACAAGAATTACGTTTTAATCATCCTGTTAAAGAATTAGTTTGGTTAGTTGATACTAATAATAGTACAAGTAATTTTACAGGTTATATTCAATCATCCACCGCTTTATTACAATTAAATGGTCAAGATCGCTTTAAACGTCGCACCGGTGATTATTTCACTAAAGTTCAACGTTATGAACATCATACAGGCGCAGGTCGTAGATTTACTATTAATAAATTAGGTACGACTGAAATCGACATGTCACTCGAATATATCCATATCTATTCATTTGCTCTTAAACCTGAAGAACATCAACCTTCAGGAACATGTAATTTTAGTCGTATTGATAATGCGGTATTAAATTTAGAATTTAAAGCAGCAGGTTATGGATATAATACACCTGCAAATGATGGAAATGATATTCCTGCAGGAACCGTATTAAAGGTCTATGCTGTCAACTACAACGTCTTACGTATTATGTCAGGTATGGGTGGTCTCGCTTATTCTAATTAAAAAGTTTATTTCTATGTTATTCTCATTTAATATAAGATGTGAATAACTAAAATTATTTTCTATTTCTATTATATATTATATAATTCAAAATGGCAGGTGGTTTAATGCAATTAGTCGCTTACGGCGCTCAAGATATTTATTTAACAGGTAATCCACAAATTACCTTCTTCAAGGTTGTTTATCGTCGTCATACCAACTTTGCAGTTGAAGCTATTGAACAAACTTTCAATGGTGCTGCTGATATTGGTCGTCGTTTCACTTGTACAATTGCTCGTAACGGTGATTTATTACATCGTTTATATTTACAAGTTGATGTTTCATCAAGTTATACTGATGATAGTGATCTCAATGCATTCTTAGGTTTCCAATTATTAGACTATGTTGAAGTCGAAATTGGAGGTCAAGTTATTGATAAACAATATGGTGAATGGATGGCAGTATGGTGTGATTTAACACATACTTTAGACCAAGCATTAATGTTAAGTCAAATGTTAGATGGTGCAGATGAAGATGATACTACATTAGACCGATTATATATTCCTTTACAATTCTGGTTCTGTCGTAATCCAGGTTTAGCATTACCATTAATCGCTTTACAATATCATGAAGTTAAGATTAATGTTCAATTTGTCTCAACTACTCCTTCAATTATATCACCTTTTAATGGATCAACATTACAAAATACTACTGTATGGGCTGATTATATCTTTTTAGATACAGATGAACGTCGTCGTTTTGCTCAAGTATCACATGAATATTTAATTGAACAAGTTCAATACTCAAATGCTTTAACTATTCCAACTGCAGCTGTTACTACTCAACAAGAATTACGCTTTAATCATCCTGTTAAAGAATTAGTTTGGTTAGTTGATGAAACACCAACCGAAATACCATTCAATACATATACTTCTTGTAAAGATGCATTATTACAATTAAACGGCCAAGACCGATTTAAACGTCGTTCAGGTGATTATTTCACTAAAGTTCAACGTTACGAACATCACACCGGTGCTGGTCGTTCAGTTGCAACTAAAGGATTTGCTGTAGGCAGTGGTAACCCAGAATTCAATGGTACATCAGTTTTAGATGCAACACACGTCTATTCATTTGCTCTTAAACCAGAAGAACATCAACCATCAGGTACTTGTAACTTCAGTCGTATCGATAATGCTGTATTAAACTTATCATTCGATAGTTCAAACACTTTACAAAGTGGTGCTGTCTTAAAAGTCTATGCAGTCAACTACAATGTATTACGTATTATGAGTGGTATGGGTGGTTTAGCATACTCTAACTAAAAAGTTTATTCATATGTTATTTTCATATTATATAAGATGTAAATAACAAGTATAAAATAAAATATATTTAAAATATAAGTTATACTATATCGTAAAAATGACAGGAAGTTTAATGCAATTAGTCGCTTATGGCGCTCAAGATACATATTTAACAGGAAATCCTCAAATAACTTTCTTTAAAGTCGTTTATAAGAGACATACAAACTTTGCTATGGAATCTATTTCACAAACAATGAACGGAACCATTGGATTAGGAAATACTTTTAGTTGTATATTAGGTCGTAATGGTGATTTAGTTCATCGAATATATATGGAAATGACATTTAATCAAGATATTAGTAATGCTTGGCGTGTAGGACATCAAGTTATAGATAATGTAGAAATCGAAATTGGAGGACAAATTGTCGATAGACATTATGGTGAATGGATGGATATTTGGACACAATTAACACATACCGAAGCTAATTGGCTGAAATTAGATAGAATGATCAGTGGTTCATTAAAGGATAGTAATAATCCAAATTATACCAAAGTATATGTTCCTTTACATTTTTGGTTTTGTAGAAATCCGGGTTTAGCATTACCTCTAGTTGCACTACAATATCACGAAGTTAAAATTAATATTCAATTAAATAATTCATTTTTAATTAATAATAATGGATCTTTACAACAATCAAACGCTCAACTATTATATTGTGATGTATATGCAGATTATATATATCTAGATACGGATGAACGCCGTAGGTTTGCACAAATATCACATGAATATTTAATAGAACAAGTCCAATATTCTAATGGTATATCTATATCACCAAATTCGTCTGCATCAAATAAACTATTTTTAAATCATCCCGTTAAAGAAATTGTTTGGGTTACTAAAGATAATAGTGGAACTAGACATCCATTCGATTTTTGGGCATCTGAAAATTCATTATTAGATAATACAATAATAGCCCAAATACAATTAAACGGTCAAGATAGATTCCAAAAAAGAGATGGTAGTTATTTTAGATTAGTTCAACCTTATCAACATCATACCGGCAGTCATAATCAACAAGCGAGTAGTCCATCTACAAATACACCACCACTAGGAGGATTTTATGTGTATAGTTTTGCATTAAATCCTGAAGAACATCAACCAAGTGGAACTTGTAATTTTTCAAGAATAGATAATGGTATATTAGAATTTCAAACAGGTAGTAGTGCAAGAGTTTTACATTATTACGCCGTAAATTATAATTTATTAAGAATAATGAGTGGAATGGCGGGTGTTGCATTTTCTAATTAAAACGCGTTTTTTATTAAATTTTTCATATTTAAATATAAAATATGACGAATTATAGTGTTATAATTACTTAAAGATATTATATATACTATCATCTATAGATTACTAATATTCAAAATGGCTAAAAAACAATTAACTACTACTCAACAATCCGCTACTCCTGTAGCATCAACCCAACAATCCACACCTGCACCTGTTCAACAAGCAGCAACTACTCCTGCTCCAGAAAAGAAGGCACGTGCTCCATCAAAGAAGGCAGAACCAGCAACATCCCAACAATCATCTACTCCTGCATCTGCTCCTACTCAACAAGTAGCAGCTACTACTACTCCTGCTCCTGCTGAAAAGAAAGCACGTGCATCATCAAAGAAAGCTGAAAAGCAAGAAAGTACCCCTGCTCAAGCTGCTCCGGTTTCATCACAAAGTTTAACTGAAGCATCAACCGAACAATCACACGAAGAACAACAAACCGTAGAAAGTTTATTCCAATCATTAGCATCACAAGTAGAAGCATTAATGGAAACTCAAAAGACCTTATTAACTACTTTACGTCGTGCAGTTAAATTATATAATCGTGAAAGTCGTGAAATGGCTCGTACTAATGCTCGTCTTGCTGCTAAACGTGCTCGT